CAACGTAGGAATACGCATGTACACAGAAGCCAAGCTGTCGAAAGACATTTTGGATAAGCTTCCCGAGCCGAAGGGTTATAGGATTCTTATCGCAGTTCCGGATGTTGAGGAAAAAACCAAGGGGGGCATTCTTCTCCCCGATAGCCTCAAGTCCAAGGAGGAAACGGCGAGTATTGTTGGTCAGGTTCTATCAATGGGACGTGATTGCTATACGGATGCCGACCGCTTTCCGGATGGCCCCTACTGTCAAGAAGGGGATTGGGTTATGTTCCGTGCCTACACGGGAACCCGGTTCAAGGTTGACAAGAAGGAATTCCGATTGATCAACGACGATAGTGTTGAGGCAGTCGCGAAGGGTCCAGAAGGGATTGAGCGGGCATGACAATGAATGATGAAGATACCGGCACAATTGATGCTGGTGTGTCTCCTGAGTCGGACAAGGGTGCCGTCGAGGAGACCAGTCTTCAGGTGGAGATCGTTGACGATACTCCTCCTGAAGATAAAAATAAGCCCCGCCGTACTGGCGAACCCGACCTCGGAACCGATGATGAGGTTGCCCAGTATAGCGATAAGGTGAAGAAGCGCATCTCAAAACTCAAGTATGAGTTCCATGAGGAGCGCCGCCAGAAGGAAGATCTTGAGCGCCAGCAGTCGGCATTGGCCGATTTTGCAAAGCGCGTAAGGGATGAGAACCAGCATCTCAAGCGGGCTCTTCAGTCTGGCCAGACAATTATTGCCGATCAGATGCAGGGTCGCGTCGAATCGGAGTTTGAGTCCGCCAAGCGTAGGTATCGCGATGCGATTGAGCTTGGTGACATTGATAAGCAAGTTGACGCGCAGAAGGATATTGCGCGCCTAACTGTTGAGGCCGACAAGGTGAGATCCTTCCGGCCTGTCGAGATGGAAGAGCCTGCACCCGAACCGGCACCCCGGTATGAGCAGCAGACTCCTCCTCCCAAGCCAGATGCGAAAACAATGGCTTGGGCGAAAAAGAACGATTGGTTTGGTCGGGACCGCGAGATGACTGACTTCGCTCGCCATGTCCATGACCGACTCGTTGTGTTTGACCGGGTTTCCCCCACTACTCAAGAGTATTGGGATAAGCTCGACGGGGAAATGCAAAAGCGTTACCCCCATATTGCAGAGGAGGCGGATGAAGAGGACACAAGGGCCCCGCAGACAAAGCAGAGTGTCGTGGTTGCTCCAGTAAAAAGAAACTCCACCCCGCCACGCAAGGTCCAAATGTCTGCATCTGAGGTCGCTATCGCTAGGCGACTTGGTATTACAATCGAGCAGTATGCTGCCGAAAAACTGAGGTCCATGAATGGATAAGCGCACCCCTCGCGAAAGCGAAAACCGCGAAGCAACATCGCGCAGGAAGCCTTGGGCACCCCCCACAGTTCTTCCGGAACCAGATAAGAAGGATGGCTGGCGTTATCGCTGGGTCCGCACCTCCACACTAAACAGTCAGGACAACACAAACGTGTCCTCAAAGTTTAGGCAGGGATGGGAGCCTGTGAAGGCTGAAGAGCATCCCGAAATCACGGTACTTAGAGACCGCAAGTCTGATTTTATAAGTAACATTGAAGTTGGCGGCCTCTTGCTTTGCAAGGCCCCGGAAGAAACAATGGCTGAACGCGATGCCTACTATCGTAGTTCCGCCGAAACGCAGATGTCTTCCGTAGAAAACAACTTCATGCGTGAAAACGATCCGCGTATGCCTTTGGTTAAGCCAGAGGTATCAACTCGGGTTTCATTTGGAAAGGGACGCGGTTAAGCGTTCCATAAACAAGGTATAGAAAAATGGCAGCTACAGCAGCCCCCTATGGCCTGCGCCCTGTAAATCTTATTGGCGGTCAGCCCTACTCTGGCTCTACCCGTTTGATTAAGATTGCAAATGCGTATGCCGCAAATATCTTCTACGGTCAGCCCGTTACCATCAACTCCGCTGGTGTTGTGGTTGCGGAAACTGGTACAACGGCAGTGGCCACAACTGGTGTGATCGGCGTTTTTGTCGGATGCACCTACACGGATCCCAACCTGAAGTATAAGGTGTTCAAGCAGTACTGGCCGACAGGCACAGTTGCTACAGATGCTCTGGCTTATGTCGTTGATGATCCGGATGTTGTCATGCAGGCTCAGGCTGGCGGTGCAATCGCTCAGACTGATCTTGGTGCAAACATTGCTCTCGGCACATCCGCTGGAAGCACCGACACCGGCAACGCCACAACCCCGCTCGGCACATCTGCGGCCACCACGGTTACTCTTCCGCTCCGTATTGTTGGTTTTGTTGATGCCCCTGATTCGGTCATTGGTGATGCCTACACGGATGTTCTTGTTAAGTGGAATATGCCGAATGCCGTGTTTGCCGCGCCGGATTCAAACGCGATGAACGCCACTGTTACGATGACCTATGGTCATTCGTACATGACGCCCCGTGGCGTGTAATAGGAGAATATAGAAAATGGCTATTTCACGCGCACAACTCCTTAAGGAACTGCTTCCGGGTCTAAACGCCCTGTTTGGTTTGGAGTACAAGAAGTATGAGAATGAGCATGAGGCGATCTACGAGACTGAAACCTCGGAGCGTTCGTTTGAAGAGGAACTGAAGCTTTCGGGCTTTGGTGCCGCTGGCGTCAAGACGGAAGGTGGAGCCCTCCGTTACGACAATGCTCAGGAAACTTGGTCGGCTCGCTACAACCACGAAACGATTGCTATGGGCTTCTCCATCACCGAAGAGGCGATGGAAGACAACCTGTATGACTCGCTTTCGTCTCGCTACACCAAGGCCCTCGCTCGTTCGATGGCCTACACGAAGCAGGTTAAGGCGGCTTATCCGCTGAATAACGGCTTCTCCGGTGGCGCGTTTGTGGCGGGTGACGGCAAGACGTTGTTTGCCACGGACCATCCGCTTGTTTCGGGTGGCACCAACAGCAACACGCAGTCCACGGTTGCCGATCTGAACGAGACCTCTCTTGAGGCCGCCGTTATTCAGATTGCTGGCTTTAAGGACGAACGTGGCCTGCTTATCGCGGCTCGCCCGCGCAAGCTGGTTGTTCCGCCAAGCCTGATGTTTATTGCCACTCGTCTGTTGGAGACTGAACTCCGTACGGCGACTGCCGACAACGACATCAACGCGATCAAGACCAACGGCACGATTCCGGAAGGGTATTCTGTCAACCACTACCTGACAGATATTGATTCGTATTACCTGATCACCGACATCCCGAACGGCATGAAGAACTTCATCCGTACCCCGATGTCCACGTCGATGGATGGTGACTTCGATACGGGCAACGTGCGGTACAAGGCGAGGGAACGGTATTCGTTTGGAGTGAGCGATCCGTTAGGTATATGGGGAAGTCCGGGCGCTTGATCCGCC